ATCTGCAGTGTCTACATCAACTCCATCCTGTCCCTTGTAGAAGAATATATCAACTTGTGCCTCTGGTCTTGGTGCTTCTTCAAACTCAAAGGTGGTGCCACCTTCAAAGGTGTATGCAGAACCTGGCACCTGTAAAACACCATTTACAAATATTAAAAGAACAGCATTCAAATCAATTAATTGTGATGATGCATTACTTAAATCTTTTTCAAAACTTAGCAACTGACCGTTGAAGAATAATGGGAATCTTGTTCTTGAACCATCTTGAAGATTTTGAATACTATCAATAAAGTCAATTTCACCAAACTGCCAAGAAGAGAATTTATCTTGGAAAATTTGTGTAACCTCTAATTCAAATTCCTGTATTGGTGCAGATAGATGTGCTGCTGTAACTAATCCTACAGGTTTAAATTTATCACCTACTTTAAATGAATGACCAGGTCTTGCGATAGAAAATTCAGATATTTCAAATGTAGTCGAACCAATACCAACAGTTGTCTTTGCTGCACTGACTTTTACATCAACTAATAAATTAGAACCTGTTTCAGTCGTTGCACCAATACCCTGTCTTGATATACCAATAACTGGTAAATTATCATAATTTGGTTCAGGTATGATAATTTCAGGATTTACATATCCAGTACCAGGATTTGTTATTGTAAATGCAAGTGAACCACCAGCACCAACTATCGCAGAAACTTCTGCACCTGTTCCACCTCCTCCACCAGCACCAACATTTAATGTAATAGTGTTAGTTGTAGTTGCTGTAATTGCAGTTTGTATTCCAGCAATAGGATCAGAGTTAGGGAAACTTGTCTTGGATACTGCACGAGGATATGGATGATCTGAGAAGAAATTATCTTTTGAACATTTGAATACTAATCCACCAGTGTCAATACCAACCGTATCGCTGGTTGATAAACCGTGGTTAGGTATTGTGAGAACTAATTGTCCTGAATGAGATGTATAAACTGCGTTTGTTGCAGTGAATGAATTTGCTCCTGTTGCTGCAAAATTACCTTTACGAATTGAACCAATACCAGCACTTACAAATCTATGTACATATGCTTGGTCTGTAACACCAATCGCAACAGACCCACCACGATATCCTGAACCAAATGTTAGATCTTCAAAGAATTCAAATGCGTGTCCACCTCCAACATAAGTATGGAATATTGTACTTGGACCTGCTTGAACCTCAAACGTTCTATCAGATACAATACCCACTAAGAATAAAGGTCTTTCATGATCTTGGAATATTGTTGTTGTAACTCCACTATATCCTACACAACTAAATTCTAGATTTTTTAATTTAACTGTATTAGGTCTCTCAAGTGCAAATCCATGAACCTTATTAGTAGTTACAGTGATGATACCTGTAATATTGTCATAAGCTGCAGTTTGAATACCGAGATTAAATCCAGATGAGGTTGCAATACCCACCACACTTGTAATACCACCATTTGCATCTTTAAATGCTTTTACTTTTGCACCTTGTAATGGTGCGTATCCAGTGCCTGGTGTTGAACCTAATGAAACTATTAAACCACCTCTTGGAACTTGGTTTTGATTTATATCAAATTCAGATACAATAAAATCACCATTTGTAGATGTTATACCACTAAACTCAACAGTTGATATACCAGCAGTTGTATCTGCTATAAATTCATAATTACTTCCAGTATTATTAACAGTCTTAGGAGTCTGGAATACACCATTAATGAATAGAACACCATTTCCTACTCCAATACCTGAAGAAGTATTTGCACCTCCAACAGTTAATGTGTAAGTTTTACCAATACCTGTGAAATTATCAGAGATATCATCAAACAACATATTTGTTGTGTAATTACTTCTTAAGAATGTTCTACCACTAAAGTTTGCTCTCACAAATGGTAAATTAGTTTCATCTCTTCTTGATCTATTATTTCCTTTTGGTGGGTCAGCGAAGAATACCTTACTTTCAACTATATTAAACGCACCCCTATGAACTCTGGCAGTAGAGTTTACTGCGTGTGAAGTTGCTGCGATACCTAATTGACCTCTCTCAACTTTCACGACAGGTAGAGTCGCAATACCCAGTGATACATCAGTTGAATCGTTTATGACTCCAGTAGGTGTGCTTGAGAAACCAACCTCTGTAACTTTTACATATTCATCGTCAATTTTAAGGAAATCTCTTGGTGCAACAGAACCAATTCCACTTAACACAAATTGTGATAATCCAATACCAACACCGTTATTATGTGTAAATCCATCAAAGACTCCTAGATTATGAGTAATTGAGGTAAATGTTACTGGTTGTTGTACAACACCATCTAATCCAATAATTGTTTTGGTTAATGCTTTTCTCATTGTGAGTTTATGAGCATTACCACCACCAATTCCTGTAAATGTTACTGGATTACCCGATGCAACATATTCAGGTCTTGTAAATAATTGGAATTGATTTTCATCGACAACTTTTGCATAAACAGTGCTTGGTAATAACGTTGTTACGACTCCAGCAATATTTGCAGTTGAACCTATAGAAATTGCTGTACCTGCAATTCCTATGAATGTTGAATCTGGTGTATATGTTAATTCTTCATTTGTATTAAAGAAGTGACTATTAATATTGATTGTACTTGTTGTTGTGCTAATAGTACCAGATGGATTAAATGTCTTAGAATAAATTGGAACTTCATTATGCTTTAGTACAAAATCTTTCTTATTTGCTCTAAGTCCAGCAGCACCATCATATGTTGATAAGAATACTCTCTGGTCAACTGTACCATATGTTAAATCTGGAGGAGTGTTCTCAAAATCACTTGCTGTGTAGAGTATTTGATTATATGATTGTACCTCAATCAATGAATCAAACTCTGCATCAGGATAGAATCTTAAATTAATATCATCACCACTTATTTCACCACCAAATGTTCCAATACCAGTTGTTGAACCTGCTGATACAAATGGATACTGAACAGTGAGAATATCATCAGCATCACGAATTGATATAACTTGATGAACTGCAGATGTCTCACCACAAGAAACTCTAACTAATGATTTGACACTACTATCAATTAACTTATTAAGTGTTGCATATGTGATTGTACTTGCAGTACCAGTAACGTATCCAGACTCTAATCTAGCACTTCTTTCAGCACCTGCTGGTTGTCCAGCAACTGAGAAACGATATGTTCCAATACCAGCAGCAGTGGAACCTAAACCTACAATATTTGCTCTTACATCAAGAGTATTGACTCTATCATTTAAGCATTGTAATTTAACTAAATTATTTTCAAACTTTGCTGTAATTACACCAACAACACTATTACTTAATTCTGTTTTTGTATCAATGTAGGTTTCAGCAATTGTTGTGTCAGTTCCATCAAAATCAACAATAACTTCATTATAATTAATTTCTTTAGTTACACTATCCTGAACAAAAATAGTTGCATATAAAGAATTGAAATCATAACTAGGGACTTCAAGAATAGATGATGTTGTGAATCCGATTGTAGTGCTTCCGACTCCTGCATTTACACCAGTTAAGTCAACACTACCAATACCATTTGTTCCAATACCTGTTAAATCTGTATTGAAATCAATTTTAAGTAATTTAATATCATGATCTCTAGTGAATTTTTCAGTTGGAGTGAATAAAAGATTTTTAGTTCCTGTTGCTAAAATTTCAGTATCAAAGTCACCCAACTTAATATTGGTAAAATCAGTATTTTTTTCAAGAGTAAATGCATTACTTTCAGTCGTTAGTACCACTAATTCTGTAAATTGAGCATCAAAAGTATCGGGATCTATTATTTGAACAAGGTAATTAGCAAAATCTTCTACTAATGGTTCAATGACTGTGTTAGTACTTTCAAATCCGTCACTTGAAAAACCTTCACTAATATCATCATGTAGTAAAACTCTATTTGTCTTACATCTTGTAAAATCAGTTAATGTTCTATTTTGGAATGTTAAGAACTTAGATCCATTCACTCTTGTATCATAATCTCTGGCAAAGTCAAAGTTATTAATTGCATCTACTCTCTGCTTATCGTTAAGTTCAAGAACATTACCAACATCTAATACAACAGTCTGATTTGATTCTCTAACTTCACCAACTCCAACTTGTAGATTTGATGTAATCGCAGTGTCAGAAAAATTCTTAAGACCAGAAGGATGAACTAAACGATTGACTGGGTTAACAAATTTTTCCCATTCAACTGAACTCTTAACAGTATAAGATAGATTCTGATAATAATCGTTGTCAGGAATAACTTGATAATCTTCGTTTAACTTACCTATGTCATCTAACCAACCATACTCTTGTCTATTTGAAAAATCAGTTGTAAATTTAGCTTGATTATCTACAATACTTGTTATTTCTGCAGATACGTTACTTAATTCACCCTTAATTCTATCACCCTTCTTAATCTTATACTTACCATCAATCTTAATATAATCATTTCTTACTTCAATAACTGTTAAGTCAGTAATTACATCACCAACAATTAGAGTTTCTTTTAATTCAAATACACCTCTTGATTGAATTGGTTCGATTACTGGATACTTTTTCTTGTTAATTAAAGTAGCATAACCAGATTGGAAAGTCTTAGCAATACCAGGATTAGTTGTAACACCTGCTGTGCTAAACTTTAATATACATTGTGTACCAACAATATAATCATCTACATTAAAAAATTGATAGTTATAATTATCAGAGTTATATCCAGTACCCTCAACTGTTGTATTGGTTGATATTCCACCTTGTGTAGAACCAATACTTACTTCACCAACTCTTTGTATGCCTTCAACATATACTTGATCTCCTGTTGCAAATGGTTGTTCATCAAATCCGTTGATAGGAGTTTCTAAGAAACATGTAACAACACCAGAATTACTAATTTGTAATGAATTGATTCCAACTCCATTTGAATTGTTAATAGAGATTATTTTATGTACAACTGAATCTAATCCAGTTACAGGTGATAAAACATCTACTTTAGATATTGTTTGATTTGGTGTAAATGCTTGTAATGAAAGTGTATCAACAACAGTATTTGAAATAGGGTTGAATACAATCAAATTAGGTGTGCTCATATAGTCAGCACCACCACTTACAATATTAACTGAATCAATAACATCAAGATTATCAATATTTACCACAGGTGATATAAACGCTTCTGGACTTAGAGTTTTGTCTGAGGAATATTCATAACCAATATCAACTATTCTTATCTTTTTAATTCTTCCAATAGAATTTGAAGATGCAATTATGTTTGCATCAGTTCCACTTGTACTCTTAACTGATTTAAATTGTGGTAATTTCTTGTAATTAAATCCTGGTGATATAATATTTAAATCTTTGATTGCACCATGAACTGCTGTTGATTTTGTGGAGTATTCAAGTTTCTCACAGTCACTAGAACTATAACTTAAAAACTCAGGAATTTTTGGTGAAATATCAAATGTGTCTGCAGTAACATTAAATATCTTATACTCATCATTATATTCACTATCAATAAATCTTATTTCAGAATAATTGGATACCTCAGTATCAGCGGTGCTTATAAAACCACCTTTAGTTAATCCATAATATAATCTACCTGGTGTAGATTCTGAATATTGAACTGTTAGTCCTGCACCAATAGGATCAGTATTATTTGTTCCTATACCAATCGTACCACCAGTTCCAACGTTAAATGTGCTAGAATCCTGTGAACTTAAGTATTCGTTTGTAAGTTCTCTATCATAGAATAATTTAAAATCAAAATTTAATAATGTGCTACTTGTCAATCCAAAGTTTAACTTTGAATTTCTAACTACATCAATTCTTGGATTAATTAGTCCGATTGATTGATTTCCACCAGTATTTGCTGTAATACTTACAGTTCTTACTGGATTAGCTCTATTATCTTCAATTGTCTCTGAAAGTTGGAATCTTCTACTACTTACTCTGTTTATAAAATATGTTCCTGTACTCAACCCAGTTGCAGAACCATCATAAAATACTTTATCTCCAGTTTTAAATCCATGATCAACTATGTCAATCTGATTAGTTTCAACATCAGAAGCAGTAAATAATATTGGATCTACAATTAACTTTTCAAATTCAGAATTGTAATTTACAGAAACAGCTACTGTAGTACCAATTCCAACATTAAGATTGGGAACTACATTCATCCTAATAGTATCACCTTCAACTAGATTATGTGTTGTCGTATTTGCTGCAGATACGTTTGTTGATACCTTAGTAACTATCTTATCTACATCACCAGTTACTTGTGTTTTATTAGTTTGGAAGAAGTACAATCCTGAAGATATACCAGAATTTGAACCATTACTATAAAAATATAATCCTTCACTGGTGCTTCCAATTCCAACCCTAGTGGTTAATATACCAATGTTATCTTTACCTTTGTCAATAACATATACATCAAGAGAATTATGTCCTAAATGAGGAACTTTAAATTCAGTGACAAGAGGTGTTCTTCCAACATCAAAGCGGTTTGCTCCATTTCTTTTATTTAAAGTTACCTTCTGACCTGTTTTAAATGGGTGATTTGGTATATGAATAGTCCTTGTTGGTATTGATGTAGTCTCTTTAATATCTCCAATAACTCTTTCCACTGATATAGCACCACCAGTTGTTGTTCCAACTCCAACTGACTGAGGACCATTAAAATATATTATATCATTAACTTCAGAATCAAACTTAGTAGTTTTAACAGGGATACTAATTCTATTATTCAATACATCAATATTAGAACCTGCTGTATGAGCGATGCCTGTATGCCTTTGTATTCTGATAACTTTTCTTAAATCATAGACATTTAATACTCTTACTGTCTCAACATCTGTTACGTTACCTGAACCAATCCTTAAAGATCCACCTATTGCAACAGAATTTGGTACTTCAGTTACATATATGTCTTGTATTAAACCACCAGCAGCACCGATTGTCATAGTCTTTGCAAGTCCAATCGTATCAGTCTTAACGCCAACATTGAATGAATTAGTTAAATTAACAATTGAACTACTTAAACCAGATATTGAAACTGAAGTTTGGTCATTTAATTCTATAAATGGCAGATAATTTGCTTGAACTTCATTTCCACTCTTCCATTCAAAGACAGCACCTTCAAATGGTGTAATTGTTGTATCAATACGAGAAATTCCAATACCAACTATTTCATCAACTTGCCCACGGAAACCAGAACCATTGGTACCTTCATCATCAAATTCAGTGATGTCTCCAATCTTATAACCTGTGCCACCATTTAAAATAGTAAATCCATCAACTCCACCTTTGGTGACTGCTTCTATTTTAGAAACTTGTCTAATTTTTTCATATGATTCAATTATAAAATCATTTCCAGCAAATTTTTCATCTACATTATATGGTAATGTATTTCTTCTTAATCCTGAATTATTAAAATCAAAGTCTTGATTTAGTATTTGATTCTCTGCAATGAATGGTGAGCGATAAGTATTACCAACAAAGTATGGATATTGTCCTTCTAATTTGTTTGTTCCAGTTCCTAAACCAACAGTGGCAAAATATGCATAAACACCATTAGGAAATTCTGGTGTTTTACCAAATCTACCATTATGAATATCTAAATCTCCTGTTCCATTATATACATGATCTTCTACAAAAAATCCTGCAGAATAACCAGGTGGACGATTTGTAACTCTATTAATATCAGTTACATAGGATGGAGTAATAATTTTTAAGTCAGAGTTTATATTGCTTGGATCTGAATATCCAAAAGGACCATATATTGGATTACCATCATATGCCCAACCAACAATCGGAGAGTGACCTGTTATGTTACTAAATTCTCCACTAGAAGTTACATTAAATGTATTTTCAAAATTATTAGCAATATCTTGCGAATAACCAAGTATACTAAACTTTAATGTATCTTCTTTTTCTGATAAGAAAGAATCACCAAATCTATGTGTATTATTTAATGTTAAACTTCTAACTCTTGCTGCATATGTTCCATTAGAACCTCTTGGAAATGCTCTTACCTCTGTTGACACACTACTATAACCAATACCAGTGTTAGTTACAATCGCATCTATAACTTGTCCATTTTCAATAACTGGACGAACTCTAGCACCTGCTCCAGCACCTGTAGATGTGACTCTAATTTCAGGACTAGAGTTGTATTCTCTTCCTCTGTTTACAACTGCCACATCAGTGATTCTGCCATTAACAATTATTGGTTTAAATTCAGCAAATCTACCATTTTCAATAGTAACTTTAGGTACTACTTCTTTATCAAGAGTTGTAGATCCATAGTTTGTTCCCTCTTCATACAGATATGCACCTATTAGTTTACCTGTTACAACAGGAGTAATTGTAATATCTCCTGTAATTGTTGAACCATAAGAAACATCTACATTAACTTTGATTTTCGGATAGTTGAAGATTTGAAATCCTTCACCTGAAGATAAAAAGTCGACATATTTACCACGATTATAATCTACAATTGAAGTTCCACCAACACCAGCATCTGCAAGTTGGAATGTATCATCAGTTAATTTTTTAATATAATACGAAGAAGTTGTGGTTAGCCCTTGTATTGGTGTAGTTTCTGCAGAATATTCTACAATCTCACCACTATTAAATCCGTGATTTTTAAAAGTTACGACATTTAGAGATGTTGAAATACCAATTGGTTTTACTCTTAATTTACGATGAGTATATCCAGAACCTTCCTCTAAAACCTTAACTGCAACTAGAGTATTTTTACTTTCAGTTCTAAATTTATGAATACCACTTGCAGCGGTATCTGTTGATAATCCGACAGTGTTTATACCTGCGGTGCCAAATAATGCATCTACTCTAGTATTAAATATTCTAACTGTGCTAGGATTAACTGACCTTACATAATATGGAGCACCATCAGATAAAGTTCCAGCAACTTGGTTTAGTAAATCAAATGCAGTTCCAATACCAATTGGGTCATTACCATTTGAACCATAATAAACAAGTTGTCCATCATCTAAATTATGAGCAGTTTTAAATGTTATAGTTTCATTTACTATGTCTACTCCACCGTTAAAGAAAATATCTCTACTATCAAATTCCAACTCTCTATTTCTAGTGCCCAATATAGGTTGTAACACACATCCACTACCATTACCACCAGTCAATGAAATACTTTGAATTGCTTCAATATCAAATAATTGAGGATCAACAAATACTTCTTTAACTGTTCCCTGTAGAATTGGTTCAACAGCAGCACCAACTCCAGTGCTTGTCTCAATACCAACTATTGGAGGATTAACAATATCATAATCACTTCCACCGTTGAGTAAGTCAACAGATTCTAAAGGACCGTAATAAATTTGATTATCTGAAATAGGTGAACGAATTTGAACACCATTAATTAATATACCAATATCATTCGTAGGTATATCTTGATTTGAACTAACAAATAAGTTTTGAGTCAGAGGAATTTTTCTTAAAATTTTATCTGCATCTAAACTTCTACTCTTATGTTTTTGAAGAACAAATCTATGAATATCTGTTGTAGAAGTGGTTGGTCCAACTTGAACTGTGCTTGCAGAACCTATTTGTGCCAAAGAGTTAAATATTTTTATTTTTGTAATATCTTGACCTGGTTCAGGTATTACTGGATCTACAAAATAAGTTCTACCAGTGTCTAAACCAATGAGTCCTTCTCCTTCAGGTTGATAAACTACAGCATCACCTTGAATAAATTTTATATTTCTACTGATATTAAAATTAATAAAACTATATCGATCATTTAATGGGTTGAATGCATCTAATCCAGCAGCAGTTCCACCTGTAAGAGTTTCTTCTATTATATTAGTTGTTATATCATAACTTGGTAAAGAGTTTGACGCAACATATCCATCAGCATTCCCATCAGTGTAAACATTTAGAGTGTCTGCAATTACAGTATCATCTCCTTGAGATAATGATACACCCGAACTTGTTACTTTTTCAATCTTTCTACGAATATCATATAGTTGATTTGCATCCTGAGTAAATCCAGCAATATTTGATACTGTTATCTGATTTAATCCAGTATTGATACTTGCAACTTGACCACTTCCAGCTACAACTTGTTCATTTCTTTTTAAAATGTCAAATCTATCACCAATTTTGAGTGATGATTTATCAATTGGTGTTTTTAATGTAAAAGTTGAACCACCAAGTGGTATATCAACTTGAAATCTTGAACTAGTATTATAAATCCAAGAATTAGCAAATATTTGTTTGTAATTTTTACTGTCATTCTCAATCTTTTCACCAATATTTTTAACAAAGAAATTTTCTCCCTCATTAATCAAACTTATATCGGTAATTGGAATCAATTCAGATAATACTCCAGTAATTCTTAAATCTACTCTTTTTGTTAAATCACCATTTTCAAATCCAAAGATTGTTTCATTCGATCTAATATTATCCGCAGTGCCTATTCCAACACCTACTCCGCTACATCCAAAGAACTGATTAATTGATTTTGATGTATAATTAATTGAAGAATTTGCACCACTTATCACAGTTCCAGTAGTGCCAAATCCTACAGTTGAATCTACATTAATAATTGTAGAACCTGCAGGTGTATCATCAAGAACTTTTGTATTACCAGGAACAGTAAATACACCTTCAATTAAATCACGATCACTAAATCCAACAAATAATGCAATTTTATAATAATCTTTACCCTCTCTTTTAAGTATTTCAACCTCTGACACTGATGCATTAGTTGATGTATCAGTTGATTTAAATATTGTTTGACCTGTTAAGTTCTGTGGTTCTCCAGTTGGTGTAATTAAATCTGCAACCACAACTTCACGACGAATAAATTCAGCGTCTGATGGTTTTATTAGATTTCCTTCTAAATCAAGAACTCTAGCATCAACTCCATATAATACTTTAAATAAAATTTTAATTGATTCTTCAATTCCCTTTGATTGATAAAAAGAACGAGCAAACTTTACAAAATTACCTACATCTAAATTATCTGCAAAATCGTTATTTTCCAATCCAGGTAAAAAGGTTTTCTTAATTTTTTTGAAGAATTCCTGAATGAATAATACAGATAAGTTTGTTAAAGTAGAACCAGATGTATGTGAGGTTGCTGTTGTTTCACTAAATTTTAAACTCTCTTGATTTATGTTTAATAATGAAGATGAAATACCAACATTATAACCAGTGATGCCACTAAAACCACGAATACAACCTGTGAAAGTTGTTGAAGTTATTCCAGTATAAGATATTATTTCATCATCTATTTTGAGTAATCCATACTCAGATGGAAAACCTTTTGTGCTAGGAACAGTTATAGTAGTATCTGTCGTTGATATTCCTGCAGAAATTGTTGTGACACCTACAACAACTTCTGGAACTAAATTATCTACTTTTAAATATTGATCAAAGTTAGATATTAAATCAGATGGTCCGCCTTGAAACTCTTGGGAAATATAATATTGTTTTAAAAATTCAGTAGCATTAGGAAAATCAGATACCACAAAATCGGGTAACTGATTCTCAATAATCGTATTGACTTGTATTCTTTTGTCAATATTTGACATAAATTATTTCCTCTCTAAATCTCCATTAGAGTAACTTGATGTGTAGTAATCTCTGGTAAATATAACTCCTGAAACATCTTCACCCGAAGCGATTACATCTTTGATAGTATTTATTGTACTCTTTGAGACATCAAAACTGAGATATAAGTCTTTTAATCCCACAACATCATTTGATTCTGGAAATGCCTGAACTTCAATAATATTATTTTGATTCACTGTTGATGTAATATTGATGGTGTTTAGAATAACTTCACCTTTTTTATAATCAACAACACCTGCATCTTTAACTATAACTCTCTGTTCACCTCTATTATTTTTAGTTACCACACTGAGTGTTCCCATATTACTTCCATCTAAGTTACCAGCAGCGTCTTTATTTGGAACATCAGTAATATATGCTATATCGTTAAAACCATTAATTGTAAACCCTGTGCTTTTTATATTATATCCAGCAGGATTAATATTAAATTTGTTACCATAACATAATTCATATTGTGCAAATTGATTTAAAAGTGCTTTCAAATCTCTTCTAATAATTACTTTTGTAATATTAGAAGTAATTCCATTATCCACACGATCAATTAGAGAATTTATTTTACTATATTTGAATCGACCACCAAATTTATTAATCTCTACATTAGAAGCATATTCATTTAAAGAATTAATAATTCCAGTTCTTAAATCTGTTGCTGATGCAATTTGTGATGGATTATAATATGCAGTTGTATTTACCTCCACATATAGTATTTTTAAGTCTACTATTTCAGAATTAATACCAGCAATAGCGTAATTCTTTAATTTATTTTTTATTTGAGATTTGTCAAAGTCTGATACAAAAGTACCATTTTTTGGTTTAATACTAATTTGAACTTTACCAAATTGTGGTGGATCTAATTCTTCTCCACCAACTACTGCAACAGACTCTGTTTGTGGAAATATTGTACCAATTATCGCTTCATAATCTCTTGGTGTAACTGCTCTATATTGTGCTGAGTAAAGTCTTGGAGCAAAATACTTAATAGAGGACACATCTTCAACTTCAGCACCATTAGAAGCGTTTGAAACGGTAGTTACTGTAACACTATCAGACGGAGTAAATATTGTTCCATCACTTTTTGTGAATGTCCCTTGAAAACTAAAATTAGATGCACCATTTCCAGTTTCACCATCAGTTACAATATACCTAACTGTTATAACAGAGTTGTTTTCTAATTTACGACCAAATAGACCATCACCGAATAATATTTCATATTTCTCATCTTGAACTTCTTGTGCTAAAAATATTTCAGAATTTTTGTCAATATTTAAAATATTATCAACCATACTATATTTTCTTCCAATAGTAACATCAGCAGGACCTGATACAAATGCCCTGACTGTTGAACTATCAATATTTGGACTATCAATAATAAATCTTTGATCTGTTGATGTATCTACACGATAAACTCTTTGAAGGAGTGTTCCCTCGTGGATAGTTATTGGCTCTTCAAATTGTGCAAATGAAGTTCCACCTATATCAACAACTCTAGTTGAAGTTATATTATCTGGTATTGAAAAACGATAAGTTGTATTATCTGAAGCACCAACACACACTAGTCCAGATTGTAGAGTTAAAAACTTTGTAGTGCTATCATTTGTTGCTCCAACGTTTATATCACTTATGCGAATTGACGCTGTTGCAGCGGTTTTTGAACGGGGTACATAACCAATATTTCTTGCAAGTGATATTACATTTTCTCTTATAGTTGCAGAGTCTAAAAAAGATTCATTAGCAACTAAGTTAGCGTTGAATGAATTAATATATGTATTATAAGCTAAAGCATCAAGTAAAACTGAAAAGTTAGATCCTTCAAAATCAAAATCTGTAAAATTTGAATTTGAACGAAGAAAATCTTTTATTTGTGCTTTGATTTCTGCAAAGTCTAAACTTGTAAACTGTGTAAAAGGCATATTATCTCGTTGGTTCTAAAATGAAGGAAAATGATTGTGTTGGTAAGTCTAGACCATTAATATCAAAAAATACAGTTACATTAAACGTATTGTTATCAGGTACTGCTCTAACAGTAGCACCAACGTTACTTACTCTTGGTTCAAAGTTACCCAAAGTTTCACGAATTTGATCTTCAATCATCATTACTTCAGCACGATCAAAATTGGTAAACAAGGTATCACGAATATCTGTTCCTAAAATTGAATTGAAATACCTTTCCGTGGGTATGGTTTCAACTAAATTTCTCACTGATCTTATGACTGCTCGCTCATTTATAAGCACAGGGAGATCTTTCGTCACTGGATGTGGTGAAAACGATAGACTTATATCCTTAAATGCTCTAGATTTACGATTAATCGCCATTATTAATGATTTTAGTTTTATTTATACCCATTACCTCCATCTTTTTCCCATTACCCATCCAACTAAACTTTTCCGAAGTCCTGATTTTACAGGACAAACTCTATGAGGTACTCTTGAAT